AGCTACAGCTACAGCTTTAAACTCAGTATTAGGTAAAGCTATTTGCATAGTTCTACTTAATACACCTGTTGATATAACACTCCACATTGTTTTCGGCTTCTCTTTATCTTTGAAATAATCATAAATACATCTAACACCACCTGCTATAACTAAAGGATGATTTAATCCAAGAGGTACATAATAAGCACCTATCTCTTTAGCATACTTTTTACCAATTACACTAGCGTTAGGCATAGCTGCGATCCTAGCAAATAAAGGTTTAGCACCTAATTCAATACATAGTGCTTGGTGATCACTTACTTGTTTTGAAGCTGGCATAATTAATATAAGTTCTAAGTTATACTTTTTACACAACCAAGACAAAGATATGCCTGCAAAACCACGTCTAGGCTGAACATAAACTATTTTTTTTATACCTTGTTCAACTAAATTTTGTATAAAGAACTCACCGCTTCTAGCTTTGTAACCAACTTCACAGGATTCTGATTCATCTATTACATTAAAGCCATCTACTTTTTTTATACTAAAATCACCAAAAGAAGATTTAAAATCTTTTGTTAGATCTAAATAATAATCTAAATTCATGAATCCTTGTAGATCATTGTTTCCTACAATAGTTTGCTTATTTAAGAATACGTCTTTCATATTATGTTGTTTTTATATATTATACCATTATTAATTTCTATATGTTCTTTAGATTGAAAGTTTTCAATATACCTTATAAAATCACAAGCTACGTCTTCCATATCGTAAGGCATAGAATTAAAACCAGTTATTTTACATAGTTCTCTTAAAGCTGTATCATGTTTAATACCTGGCATTATCATCTTTAAACATTTTTTAGCGTTACTTCCAACATATACATCTGATTTTCTACAAACTAAATAAGGAAAATACTCAGCCATATCCATAGCAAAAGCAGTAAGTACAAAGTTTTGTCTTTTAAAATCATGTGAGATCAACCATTTATTACCAAAGTCTACAACTTCTTTTATACCTTTTATATTACCTTTTAAAATAAAATTTATTAATTCATCTAAAAGTTTACTTGAATCTTTCTTAATGTAATTATTTAAACCACCTTTTATCATTGGTAATAAATAACCTTTAACATCACAAAATCCTTTTTCTGGTATAACATCTAACCATTCTTCAAATGTTATAACACCTTCTTTTAATTGATCAACTACCCAAAAATTACCAAAGCCATGAGAACCAAAAGGAGGTTGATTATTTAATTTTGGCTTATAATTAATACCTGATCCACATAATCTAAACAAGTAACATAATTTAATAAAATTATTATCATCTAATAATAAAGACGAATTAAAATATTTACCATTACCTTTAGGGTCATTATCTCTTAAATGTAAAGCTTCTAATAAACTACTAAAAGCTGCGTACCTTCTATTAACTACATCGTATATTGGTATATTCCAAACTAAATCGTCATTAACATCTTTAGCTGTCCAGTATTTACCCTGAAACTTAAGCTCTTGCATCATTTTTGCTTTACTATAATAATCTATGAATTTATCTAACATAATTAATTATTTATAAATTTATCAGCATGCATATAAGAAGAAGGCCTTAAATGAACAGATTGTCTTGATTCCATATCATCAAAATATAATCCATCGTAATCTAAATTATACCATCTAGCAACCTTTAAATCTAATGATTCAGCTGTTTGTTCTATTAAAGAATTAAAATGCTCAACATACTCTAATCTTTCTGACTGTGATCCAAAAAAGTTTTTGCCTAAATACTTACCTGTACCAGGTATCTTTCGACTTTCATCTTCTACAGGTATTAAATGAGTTAAAGTGATATTATAACCCTCTTTTTTTAAATCTATTAATTGATCTACATATTTTTTAAATATTTTACGTATAGCATCTGCACCTCCAAATCTATGAAAATGAAATCTAACATCTATATTACCAAAATAAAATTGTACGTTTTTTTGGTCTTCACTTGGAATAAGATTCTTTAAACCGATTTTTAAAGCACCATTTAACGTTTTACCATCTAATCTATTTATAGTTCTACCTGGCTCCCAAGCTGATATACTGTGGCTATCTCCTACTATAACAGAATCACCGTACTTAGTTATATCTATAACTCTACCTTTAGGAAAAGTCAAATCAGCATAATCAGATAAATCTTTTCTTTTTTTACAAGGTATTGTATAATCTGCAAAATCATTTAAGTATAATACATCTCCTTTATAAGCACTAAACTTTTTAAGAGAATCTATTTGCCTATCTTGAACTCCTCCAAAAAAATTAAATACTCCTGGTTTAAAATTAACACCTTCGTTAATTACCAACACTTCGTAATCATTAAAATTATCTTTATTAGAAACTATATCTACATCATAACCAAGTTTTTCACTTAATATAGATCTAGTGACATAAGTCCAACCAGCATTATGAGAATATAACCTAGTACCTAAGTTCGTTAACACTCCTAACATTCCTACTTTTTTCATTTTTTATTGTTTTTATTTTCAACATAATTATTATAACTACCTAAATAAGCTACTGCATCAAGTAGATTATCTTCTTTATGTGAATAGCTTTCTCTTGATAATTTTAAAGCCACCATACACATATACATGTCTTTCGCAGTAATGTCTTTACCAGTTACTCCACTAGCTATTAACGCTGCTCTTTCCATACCTTCTTCAAAAGGACCATACATTCGCTCCTTTTCTTCAGATCTTTCGTTTATTATTTCGTTTGCTTGTTTTAATATATTCATCTTATTTGTTTTGTTAAAAGTATAATATTTTTATATTGTTAAATGTTAAAGTTTTGTTAAAATTCATAATCATTATCAATAAACTTAGGTAAACCGTTTTTTTCAAAACCAAAACTAAAAGTGTCAAAGTTTCTATTCCTACCTCTTCTACATTCAACACTTACCCAACCTTTATTTACAGTATTTTTTTCTAACATTATTTGAGTTTCACATTTTTTTTCTAACGCTGATCCAAGTACTCCAGTTGGTTTTGTTGAACCGTAGTTAGAATGTATAATAGTAGATATATGGCAATCAAGTTCTCCGCTCCAACGCATAAATAGTTCTTGAACTTCTGTACATTGCTCCATGTTATTAACATCAGTAACCAAATCAGCACAACCATCAATAATAACTAAACCAATTTTCTCATCTTTAAACTTATTATAAAGTATATATTCAATAAAGTTTCTTCTTTGCTTATAATCCATTGTGCGTAAAGCGTAAAAATGATAATTATCATCTTGCATATACCCGTTCATTACTAATGGCCTTCTTGCTACTTTAGAAGCATGAAACATACCTTGCTCAGTATCAAAATGTATTATTTTCCTACCTTGTCTGTGGCCTTTTAATCTACCAGTATATTCGTTTTTACCTCCTTGATACGCTGAAACAAGTAAACTCATAAAAAAAGATTTACCTACTTTTGGATAAGCATGTGTAAAACTAAAGTTTCCATAAGTACAAATTGGTATTGGGTAAGTCTTTTGTGTGCCATCTGTACCTATATCAATATAACTACCGCAAGAAATAGCGACAGGAGGATAGTCTATATTTTCAGCAACATCTAATTCCGCTTCAAGTTCTAACTCTTCCATTTCTTTTAGAATCATCATTCTCTTTACTTCATCAGCACCTTCATCTTTGTAATTTTTTTGTTTTTTCATCATCTATATATTTCTGTATTTTTGTTTTATAAAATTTACCAAGTATATTATCATTTATAAATTTATCACTTTCTAAAACGTTTTCTTTAAATTGTAACATAGTTTCGTAATATGTCATCATAGTACGATTATAACAAATATACATTATTTCCCTGTAACAATCTTTAATATCCCATTTTTTTGTAAACTGATTGCTTCCAGTATATTTTAACCAATTGCTTTCAACATATTCAATCCTCTTTCTCTTATATCCTTTTAGAGGTGGTTTAGTACGCTTATTAAGGAGTATCTTTTTACCAATGTATAATTCACCTGTTTCTGTGTTTAGTAGCTTGTAAACGAACCCAATTGCATCAGGTGGTAAATCAGTTCTTTTTGTAATCGACTTATTTTTATAGTTCCACATAAATAAAAAAGGGATGCTATTAACACCCCTTATTTTAGTTTAATTAAAATGGTAAATCCTCTGTAACAACCTTACTTGATTGTTGATTTTCTTTCTTTTCTGATTTCTGAACAAACGAAGAAAGATCATCAGATGCGTAATAAATTTTGCCGTTTGCAACATATTTCTTTTTATCTCCGTTTTCTCTCTGCTCTTTTGTTTGTGGAATTGTAAAAGATACATTCTTACCGTAATTTCCTTCTTCAAAAATAGAGAAATTTAATTTAAGCTTTTTAATAGCTTTACCATTTTCATCTTTCTTAGCAACTAATTCTCTATTTGTATCGTATGTTAATACATCTTCAAAATACTGAGATAATGATTTAATTGTTGCTAATGGTAATTCAACGTCTCCTAATAAATAACTTTTGTTTGCACTCATAATTTTACTTTGGTTTTAATTTTGATTTATAATTTTATTCTTAATAATTCTACTGGTATGTCAATAATATCTGCTATTTCTTGAATTGTAAACCTGTCAGTTTACTTCGATTGAGATTTGTAAACCTAACAGTTTACATTTTAGTTATCTATTGCAGTGTCTATTGTTTGTATTATGTGTCTAAAAACACTCCTTTCTTGTTCGCCAGTCACATCAACTCCGTTTAAAAGTAATCTATAATGGTCTTTTTTTGTTTCTTTCATTTCAATACTATTCATAGGTCTATTTATTTAATGCGTCTTTTGTGTTCTTTGAAATCTTGTATTTGGATTCAACGTTTGCTAAATTACCACCACCTTTTAAATATGCTTTTGCTCTTGTAAATTCTGGTGTGTTTTCATTCAACCAAGGTTTATCATCGTTTGTTACTTTGCTTGTTACTTTGCTTGTTGCTTTTCCGTGTGTGTTTGTTGAATCAGCATCTTTTGTATCATCAATTAAAAACAATCCGTTTAAAGAGTATTTACGAGCATAAGAAGATGAACTACCAAATGATTGTGCAATGTCCATTCCTTTTCTGTTTGGGTCAATTCCAGCTTGTGCTTTAACATGTACTTGATTCTCGCCATCAGATATGATTGAAATTGCTTCAACAAATAATATTCCACCAAGTTCTTTGATTTCATCTGATACTGTTAAGGTGCAATTGTATTTATTCAAAAGCGGTTTAACTGCTTCTAAAATATCTTCACAACTTCTGTAATTGTACTTACCAAAATTATTTCTTTGGTTTTTTGGTGCTTTTAATTCTGCTTGAATTTTCTGTAATTTTTCCATTTGTTTTATTTTAGGTTTATAAATATAATACTTTTTATTGCAAACTTGCTTTTAAATTTAAAAAATTTCTTGTTCCGTATGTTGGAATTTTTAACTGATAGTTAATTTTAACATCTGTTAGGTTTGGGTCTTGCTCCATATGATATTCAATTTGTAGCTTTAATTTATCCCAAGCAGCTTGGTTTATCTTTTTATCACTTTGCATTGCTTCCATAGTTCTTTGATTTTTTCTTTTGTATAATGTATTCCACTATTTCCGTTTTGACCAATTATTTTCATTCGTTCGTTTGCTTCTTGTTCCCAATCAGAGAAGTCAGCGTGTTCTTTACATCGTTCGCAGATACCAGATTCTAACCAGTTTCCAGCACCGCAGCAGTTTGATTGTTCCATAATATTTGTTTTAGTTATTAATTACCCTACAAATGTACAAAGGCATTTTAAATAAAAGTGTTAAAAAGTGTTAAAGTTTATGTTAAAATTTCATTTAACCTTTCTGTGTAAGCGTTTACAGCATCTAATTCATCCGTAAATAAACCTAAATATTCTCTTTTTCCATTAAATTGTATCTGTGAAACCCATTTTTTAGCTACTTTATGCCAAGTAATACCAGCATAATCACTTGAATATCCTTTTTTATCTTTAGATGTATTTTCTCTATGAGAAATAATCTGCAAATTATCAACTCTATTATCCAAAGGATTGTTATTTATGTGGTCAACAATTAACTTGTGTCCGCAAGGATTATGATTCAAGAAAGCCATAGCAACAAGTTGATGTATTTGAAATATCTTACCTTTATTATTTATTGATAATTGAACAGCTAAATATCCATTATTCAATTTTGTTAATTTATTAAACCTTTCCCCTCCGTTTTTTTTTATTCTTTTTATTCTACCCTTATTTGATATTTTATACAATCCTTTGTAATTAGGAACATCCTTAAAAACTTCATTCATATGTTTATATTATTTATTTAATACAAATATACAACATTTTTAACAATAAAAAACAGTTTTACATAAAAGCAAAAAAAAGGGTTCAACATATAGCTGAACCCTTTTAGTGATAATAATCTAAAACAAAAATAGAGATGAAAAAATAGTAACAAATATTTCTTTGTTCAAATATACAATAAATAATTGCATTAAAATAGTTACTTATAAACAATATCGTCTAGGTAGCTATATTCAAGAAGCCAACCAGTAAATTATCTCTTTTTTAATGCCTATGTGTCGACTAAGGCGGATAAAACGGCTATTGTTATATAAGTTTTATTTGTGAAGTGAAGGGATTCGAACCCTTTGTCTGTACCTGTACGACTTTCACCAAGCCACCTCTAGGTTTGCAAACCAATTATATTCAAATATACAAATAAATATATGTATTAAAAACTATACTTAGTCACTAAAAATCATTTGCTGACGAAGTATGTTTTTTTTTATATACAGCACTCCGAACACTTATTTTTATTTAATTATAGCTAAATTTCTTTATTTATTTTTTTATATTAATATTTTACTATAAAACAGTAACTAATTAATAAATTACAAAGTTATATATTTTTATATCAAAGAAAAAATGAAATTATAATTATTTTTATTTTTATTTTTTATTTATTGTAATATTACTAGCTATCTTCTCTGCACTTCTACCAACTACATATCCTCCGATACCTAATTGTAGTAAGTTCCAAAACTCATTCTCTAAAGGTGGAATTGGTAAACCAAACAATGGTGCAATAAATTTTACATAGATAACAATAAAACCAAAAGCTAACATTAGTATTGGTCGCCAACTTCTTTGCAACCAATTACCATTTGCTTCTGCTAATACGATTTCTGTTTGTAGCTTCTGTAATTCTAACTGCTGTTCTTGTAGAACTTTAAACACTTCGTTTTTGGCTTTTAAACGCTCCTCATCAGACGTAAATAAACTATCTATAACTTTACCTACTTCCTTAACAACACCGCCAGTAAACCACCCTAAAATCTTATTCATCTTTATTCCATCTTATTTGTAACTGTACAAAGAATAAAAATACATTTACCTCTGAATAGTTAAAGTTATTATCTGGTTTAAAATATTGCCAACCAATAATCATTGAATCTGGTACTAATAAAATTAAGTTTATCTCCATTACCAACGTGCTTTTGTTTTCCTTATGTCATAATGTGTAAATGTAGCATAAGCGGATAAACCACCTTGCAACAATTCTCCTTCGTTAATCAACAAATCAACCAACTCAAATGTTTCTTGTGGTGTCATATCAGCAATAACAATATCAGATGCTTTACCTAACTTGTGTTGACTGTTTTTAGACCCTTTTACGACATTATCATTATAATCTATACATCTATATCCGCTATTAATTTTAATTGGCGTACCAACAACGTTTCGTAGTGCTTGTAACTGGTTTGCTAACTTCTGTACATTATGTAAAACACCCAAAGGCATATCACATCCGCAAGAACAATTAAACTCTGATTTACTAAAGTTTTTTGTTAATTTCATTTGGGTTTTTTAGTTTAAATATTTTCAATACAGTATAAACAATAGAAACAACTAATAAAGCTATTTTTAGCCATTGCTCAACGTTTGAAAAACTAACAGTAAATGTCAGTAAATTAATTGCTCCTATTCTTATATCTTGCATTTCCAAATTTAGAACTTTAAAGATTCATATTTTAATCCGTAAAAAGAGTGTACACCATCTCCATAAATTTCAACTGCTTTACCAGCCCAACCATAAGGGTGCGAATATTCTCCATTTTCGTCAGCTTCTAATCCATTCCATAAAACATCAACGTGCCAATTTTCTGACAATACCGCTTCTGTTTCTACATCTCCATCTTCGTTAATTACCGCTTGTTCTAAAACGATATTTCCAAGATGCACAATAGAATGGTTATGAGTTGGGTATTCGTTTCCGTTTTCGTCTGTTTCAGTTCCTAAATATTTAATCCTTAAAATAGATGCTTCTTTTGAATCGAAAATATATTTTCCTATTTTTACCATTATATTGTTGTTAAAGCTGTTAATTGTTCGTCCGTTAAAGCTGTTTTAAATACTGCAAGTGCATTTACTTTTCCATACATTATATTCGTAGCACCATTTGAGGACGCTAAATTAAGTATGTCTAATCCAATCGGCATTATTGGAGCATTTGTGTCAACCCCAACCTCAACTCCGTTTACCCATAAAGAACAATCATTTTCTTTATATTTAAAAGCTATTTTATTAAATGCAGTTGAATCACTTATACCAGTATAATTGAAAATGGCTTGATATCCACCGCTTGTATAAAGATTTACATCTAACCTATTGTTTGAGTTATAAGATATAATTATTCTATTACTCGAAGTTCCATCTGACAAGGTTATTTCTCGGGTATTCTGTGTGCTATAAGCAGCAAAATCTACATACAGTACTCCCTCTGTTGAATTTATCAAAACTGTGTTTCCGCTATTTCCCGATAAATCTCTCAACCTTGTGGATATTGCCCCAGATGTTGGTATGTATGATGTTGGATAAGTTAAATTCTCTAATTGACCTTTTGTGCAAGTTCCACTTACTGTGCTTATTAATGTTCCAGAAGCAGTTGTAAAAGTGAGTGAAACTCTATTGTTTAACCCAGTACCAATAAGTGTTCCATTATACGTACCACTAAAAGTGATTGTTCCAGTTCCGTAAAAAGAAACAGTGTAGGTGCTTGCTAAAGTAGTGTTGTTTTGAGTGAATAGTGTTTCTGAATTTAAATATAAATTAGTTGACTGCGGTTCTAATAACCAACTTCCGCAACCACCCTCGTAATTAATTCTTGGTAAGTTTTCAGATACACTATCAACTAATCCTTGTGCATTAACTCTTGTTGCTGCTGAATTTCTTGTGAAAATAAAATCGCCATCTCCGTTAGTTGGTTTTACACTTAACATCTTACCATCATTGTAAGCGGTTGGTGTAAGTAATATTGATGCTTCTTCTAATAAATTTGCCATATTATTCAATAATTTCTAAAGCGGTTAGTGTTGCAGTTGTACAAGTTGTGTTTTCAAAGTATGTTGCCCTTTCTTGTAATGTAGTTAATAAGCTAGGTACTGCACTTGTAATTGCATAATCATAATAAATACCACCCCATCCGTACTGAATAGGTAAGCCCCACCAAGAACTTTTATATATTTCGTTTGCCATCTTTTTCTTTTTTAGTTAAATACTTTTCTAATTTAACAACGTTTACCGCTTTTGGTTTATATCCTTTCATTATAGTACCCAATTTGAACCGCTTACATTTTTATCTGGATATACATCAGAATCTTGATTATCTAAATACTCTGGAAACCTTGAACTATCAAAGCAAATAAAATCTACAAATCGCCTTGTGTAGTATTCTGCAAAATCCCTTTCTTTTTGTACTAAATAATCAACCTCATCTTTTGAAACTGTTTCAGCATTTTCAGAAC